TTCATCAAATCTTGTGCAGCCTCAACCGATCCAGTCGATCTAACTAGATTTGACATCGCTGGCCTCAACTGGTCATCAGCGACCGCGAACGCGCGTGACATGCCCGAAATAAAATCCTCATTGGCTGCGATGGCTTCCTCAGTAGCGCCAGCGCTGGTTCGTAACTGTTGCGCTAAAAGTTCCTGCGCTTTTTGATCCTCAGCAGCCGATTTGGTTGCCAAACCTAAACCTGTTGCCAAACCACCTAAAACACCGATTGCTGGCAACATCGCTTTTTTTAACGCGAACGCAGATTTAGCGCCAGCGCCTTCCAACTGTTTAAATTCTGCCATCGCTTTCGATATGCCTTTGCCATCAAATTCGGTGACAATGGGTATAGATACAGCCATTAGTTCAATTCCTTTCGCACGCGTTCCATCAGTCGATCAATTAATGTTTCGACTTCGCCTTCAACTTGGTTTTTGTTTCGTTCCCATGCTGGCCAAACAAATCGTGATGCGGTGCCATATTTGGCGCTTAAACTTTGCACCATTTGACCGCCTTGTCGTGTTGGCACTTTGCCTTTTCCTGACATGTCCAACAATGCCGCACTAGGGCCTGTGTAACGCACAAAGAATGTTGCCAGGTTTGTTGACGCGCCACGAAATTCTCTGACCTTTTTGCCTGATACACCTGACGCAACTTTGTTTTGTTTGTCGCTGTACGGAAACATTTGGAAACCTGACGCTGTCGTCCATTTGCGCGCCATGCCTGATAGCGGTGCAGATTTAGGCAATTTTGCTTTGATGTCGTTTGTGACTGGTGCGGTGATTTGTTTAAAATCTTTTGTTAGATCGCGGCGTGCTTGTTTGTCAATGCTGTTCAATACGCGCAACGCATCTTTGACACCGACAACTGTTGTGCTAGCGCTAATGCTGTCAGGCATTTCGGGCCTTGCGTTCTTTGTTAATTAATTCAATGACCGTGTTCATATCGTCAATCTCAAACGATATTTCAGCAGGCCAAAAACCAGTCGCCACAAGAATCTGCGCTAATCCGTAGCGGTATGAACCGCGCCTACTTTTGGGTCATTGACCGCCATTGGCAGACAAGATTTCAACGATTTCAAATAGTCATCAAATACCGCTGGCACGACAACACCTGAAAGTTTTGATGCTTCGTAAGCCAAATACGCTAAATCCTCTTGCCCGATAGCGCTGCCAAGTTCTGAGGCTTTGCGCTTGTATTTGCGTTCCCATAAAACAGTCGTGAACAATGTTGTTTCGACTGTGACTGGATCGCTTCCATCAAGGAATTGAACTTCTAGTGATAATTGCATTATTTGCCTTTCTCGGTACAGCCTTTATCAGACTGGCTTGTTTTGTTAATTTTCAGCGGCCAATGCCGCGCGATCATGCGCCTACTGATTTAGTTAAAACGCCACCAGTAAATGTCAGCGTGATTGTTGACAGTTCGCCAAGTGATGCGTTGATCGGTGTGTGCGATTCAAGGTAAGCGCCTGTCAGCGTGTAAATCGGATTTGTTGCCGATGCTGTTCCTGTTGCTGGTGCAAGCACAACATTCGTTGTGATGCCAACCAAACCGTAAATTGTGGCCTCAGTTTCGCTGCCTGCGTAGGATTGATACAGTTCAATTTCAACGCTGTTGTTTTGCAACGATGTGACTGCTGCGCCACCAAACTTGCGTGCTGTGTCACCAAACGCAGTTGTTTCTAGTTGTTCGTAAACATAGTTCAATGTTGCGCTGGTGCATTGGTCGCGCAAATCAACGCTGTTGATGGTCACATTCGGATTCGATAGATAAACGCTGGTTGCCATGTTTTATTCCTTTTCGTTTGTGTCTTTAGTTTTAGCAGGTTTTTTGACGGTCTGTGTGGATATATGGCCGCCTTCGACTAACGCTTCAATGTTTACGCCATCTAGATCGGCGCTGGTGACAACATCGCCAGGTTTAAAACCTGCAAGTCTTGCCGATGTAACTATGTAATTTGCCATGTTTGTTTCCTATGCCGTTTGTGCTTGAACATTTGCGGTCACTTCGTAACTTGGATATTCAACGCCGCCTATAAGCGTACTAGTCGGCCTGCCATCGGTAACGGCAATATTGGCCGCCAGTACCTTCGACATGATGTTGAGTAGCGATCTTTGTGCATCTAGGTTCGCTGGCCCTAGCGTGATGATTTTGACGGGAAACATTAATTTGACGATGTTGTAGTTCCAAGCGTCAAACGATGGCGCGTCAATGAACACGCATGGCGGCACAAGGTTTCTAGGGTCGTTTACTACCTGTAGGCCGCTAACGGCTGTCAGCGTGGCTGTCAGATCGTCTAGTGCCTCATTAAACAGATCGGTGAATGCAACAGGCATCAGGCCACCTGTGGACGGTCAACACCTAACAGTTGTTTAACCAATGGCGACAGACCGTTGGTTGATCCTGTCGACATGCCATCAAATGATGCAAAGTCTGTTATTGATCCGCGTTGGCGGTACAGCGCGCCGCCATACATGATGGTTGCTAGTTTGACATCTTGACTTGGCACAGTTGTCAGGCTGTCAAAATATCCGACTTCCTGCCTGCGACGGTAACAAAAAGAATTCGCAGCGGCCGCACAAATTGTTAGAAATGTTGTGTCGCCTGCCGTTGCTGTGCCTATGCCGATCCAATCCTCGATGTCTGTTGCTGTGATCCATGTGCAGGTCTGCGTGTATGTAACAACACCTGAATAGTCTGCAACAAATTCAACTGCTGTGCCTGTGCATGCGTACAGCAGTTGGTTTGGTACGGCAACATTTGTGTTGTATAGAAATTCACCAGTTTCAGCATCAACGCCTTCGAATTGGTATTGCGGTAAGGCTAAAACTGTGAATGTTCCAGTGAATGGTGCTGCTAAACCTGAAACCGCTATTGATTCGCCTAATGCGATCTCTGACGGTTCAAGTGTAGAAATGCACGCATAATTATCTAGCAGTTGTTTCGTGGCTGTTTTATAAGTTGCCATAAGCGGTTTTGCCGCCTACGACTAAGCCAGCGCTAGTTTTTGCAGGAACGCAGATTTTGCTACGAATGTTGCAAAATAGCCGTAGTAACTGAATGTGCGGCTGAGTGTCGACGGTACTTCTACCGAAACGATGCCCTTTTGCTGTTCGTAAACTTCATAACCTGGCGCGTATGCAACAATCATTGTGTTTGATGCAAAATTGTTGTCAACAATCAAAGTCAAACCAAGTGGATTCAGTGACGAATACGACAAGTCTGCACCTGCTGTACCAATCGAGTTTTGGCTGATGACATTGTTGCCGTTAATTGCAGGGAACAATGGACGCTTCGAATTGTCTAACTGACGGCCAAGCAATTCCCAAACATTTGGCGACACAAACAAATGCGTCGGAAAATAGTTTGAAATGCTTGCGATGTTTACCGCGCAACCATAAAGCGCTGTCATCAATGATGACGGATCGGTTTGGTTGACTGTCCATGTCACACCTGAAACTGTGCCGCCTGAAACCATGTTGTCGGCTGCGATGTTGTCAGTTGCAATCAGATATTCGCCAGCCAAGTCATTCAAAACCAAATTCATGGCTGCTGGATCGGTGAAATCCATGTCCTGATAAGTCATTGTGACCTGACCAGCAACAGTTGTTTTTGTAACTGTGTTTGATGCAATCACCATCGTTGTTGCTGATGCGGCAACGCCTTCGGTTTGTGTTGCGGCCGAAGTGTGCGTCGTGATCGTTGGTCGAATAAATGTTTTGCTTGGTGTGTTCGGCATAGCGCGTGCGCCTAATGCTGAAACAACTGGACGAACGAAATTTAGGTCCTGAAACAACGGTCCCAAAACTGGAACTGGCAACAAACCAGGCGTGTCGGTTGTAAGAATGTCGCCTGCTGCTGCTTGCAACGCTGTCTGTTGCTTGCCTAATGCTGCTTTGTAAGCGTCGTTAACTTTGCGGAATGTATCGCCGCCAATGTGCATCGCGGCAAGGTAATCGCCTGCTGATGGCATTTTAAATTCTTGTTTTGGTTGTGCCCAAAGTTTGTCAACAGTTGCTGCTGCTGCTTCAACTACTGGTGCTTCGATTTTGTCGGTCATGTCTGTTTCCTTTGTTGTGTCTTGTTCTGATTGTATAGCAGGTTCTGTTGGTGTTTCGTGGATACTCTCGTCGGCTGGTTTGCTGGCCGCGACCCGTTCAATTAAGGCGCCGCTAAATGCGCCTTGACTGACTAGCGATAATTCTGTCCATTCGGCCGATTCGACGATCATTGTGCCGTCGTCGTCGTAACTGAATTTGATTGGATTTACGCCAACAGATACAGCGTCAATAACGCCGTCATTTGCAAGCGTCAAATATTCGTCGCCCAATCGTGTGGCGCTGATTTTGGCTGTGAACATCATGCCCTGTGGTGTGTCTACGCGTTCAATTAATTTGCCAATGATTTGGTTGCTGTCATGCTGTCCAAAAAGTTTCGGGTCGCGACCCGTGACTGGTAACGACCCTTGCAAAAATCTTACTCGTGTACCGTCTGAAACTGTTGCTGTTTCGTCGTAGGTAACTGCAACGCCGCTGATTGATCGGCGCGGCAATCCGTCTGCCGCAGCCGCATCAACCGTGATCTGTGAGGGGACTAATTTGATCATGATGGTGATACTACACTTTCCGTTTCGGTTGTTTCGCGCATTTCGTCCATTGAATATTCGCCTTTCAAATATTGTTCTACATCAAATTCGACATAGGTGCCGTTAGGTAGCACATTGTTTTGGCTAAGTGTGCCAGCGATGCAATCCGCATAAGCGCGAACGCCAAATGTCCACAAATCCATGCGCGATTCGGCTGATGACTGGTACGAATACGATCCGACGCTGATGCCTGCAAGGTAAGGCGGAATGTTGCACAATCGGGCCATTTCCATAGCCTGAAATTCGGCGCTATCGATCAACAGCATTTTGTCAGGTGATGTCAATGTTTCTGTGTAGGTAACAAATTCGTTTAATGCGGCTGTTTGGTTTGTTTCGCGTGCCGCGTTAAACGCTGCCGCTAAATCTGCTAGTTCTTGTGCGCTTAACGGTTCGCCACCTGTTTGTCGAAGTACTCCAGCAGGAATAGCCGACGACGCGTTTCTGTAGCGTGCCGCCTCAAGTTTTAGCGCTGTTGCGACGGCTTGTTCCGACATGTAAATGATGCCTTGTATTGGTGACAAGAATTGGATCACATCATCAGGATTTAGTTCAGCGCCTTGAAACATGATTTGTTTTGATGGTGCAAACCAAACTGGCCCTGATTGATCCAATGTTTGAATCATTGCGGCAGGTATGCGTGTAAACGCTGTTGGATAATTGTCGGCCGTTCTCGCGGTCACATAGAGAAACGACCTTCCAAAAAAGAATAGGTCGTCCAGTAACCAGGCGAGTGTAAATGAATTGGGCACACTTGGATCAATGCGGCGCAACCATGTGCGCGGCGCTAATGGCACTTTTTCCATTTCGTTGCCGTTCCAAATTTCGGTGTACATCTTTAAGTTCATGCAACTGATGACGCTGGCCATCAGATCGCGCGCACGACTAATTGTTGGCACACTCATCGCACGATTGCGCGCAG